ACAATATGACCTAGAGTAGCTTCTCCTTTTTGTTCATCCACAAATGGTGAATTTTGATTTGTAGCATACCTTAGTTCTCTTTGTTCTTGTGCAGCCACATCAAACCATAATAAAGGAAATCTTCTTGAGTGTCTTGATGATATTGTATAAGTTAATGGACTATATGGTCCTAATAATAGATATGTTCTATCTTTAATCTCCCAAGTATCCTTGGTAGTTTGTTTCTCTTTTTGTGAGTTTGTATTTTCTTTTGACATGATATAATATAATTAATTAATCTTTTGTTTAAAGAGTAAAAATCACCCCCGCAAATTCAACGGGGGCAAAATTTACACTATTATTTTAGCACTATGCTAATACAGCGCTAGAAGTGAATAACACAAAGTTATTAGCACCTTGAACACATAAACATCTTTCAGACAAGAAGTTTACCTCCATTGCGTCTAAGTCAGAAGTATATGCTCCACCAACAGAACCTAATACCCAAGATTTCATTCTTCTATCGTCAGCTTGAGAAGCTCTATAACGAACATGTAAGAATGGTCTACGGATATTTGTTCCTAAAATTTGGTCATAAACAGTTGAAGTTCCTGCAGGTACAAGTACACCATCAATAGCAGACTCAGCAACAGCTCCACGAGTTGAAGCATCATTTAAGTATTTCCAATCTGTTTTATAGAAATCGTAAGAACCTCTACGGAAACCAGAGAAACCTAAGTTTAATGCCATTTCAGAAGAGTTTTCAAATAAACCATAAGCAACCCCTCCATTAACTCCAGAAGATAAGTTAGCAAGCATATCATCAAAGTCTAATGAAGTCTGACGGTTTAAGAATAACATGTTCTCTTCAATAGCTCCTTGAGTATCTAAGTTTCTTAAGATTGAATCAAATTCTGATAAACCACCACCAGCAGTAAAGTTGTTTAATACATTACCTCTTTCTTGGATAGCAGCGAATAAACCTTGAGTACCTTTTTTACCAGCAGCTAAAGCAGCAGATCCAGCAGCAGCTAATTCTCCTTCTACTACAGCCATTTCTAAGTAATCTTCAAAACGTAATCTTGTTTCAGACTCTGCTTTTAAATACCACATAAATCCACCAGCTCCATCTTCAGTAGCAATTTCTACCCATCCGATTTGAGCTGTGTCAGATCCATTAACAACATATTTGTTACGGATAATGATAGGAGAGTTAGAGAATTGAGTAAAGCTTGGCTCAATACTTACATAGTCATCATTTACTAAAGTAGATCCTTTTTTATACTCAGAACCATAAACAAAGATTTTTAAGTCTTCTTGTCCGTCTGTAAATCCAGCAGCAGCTAATGTAGCAGCAGTATAAGGAGCAACAGTTAAGTCACCAGTGATAGGATCACTTGCAGTAACAATAGCTTTAACCTCTAATCCTGTAGCAGGATCTAAAATAACAATAGTTTGGTTAATAGAGATAACGTTTTGTACGAAATCATTAGGATTAGCTGGAGTTAAGTCAACTGGGATAACTAATGTATTTCCAGCAGCACTATCTACTTCAACTCCTGTGTAAGCAATGTGTAATCTGTTTTGTTCTGACCAAATAACTTGATCTGATGCCATTGGCATTTCAGCACCAACCATACGTAAGAATCCGGAAAGAGTTCTATTCCCATAACGCTCTACTTCTTGTTCGTAGATTTCTGGTAAATATTGTTGTGCAAAAGATACGAAATCCGCATTATTAGGATCCGTAAAGTTTAAATAGTTAGTTTCTAAAGCTTGTTGTTTTTGAGACGGTTTAATGGTCCCAAACGAAGGCGTTACATCTGCCATAATCTTTTAATTTTAATTGTTAAATTTGTTTTTTATTCTCAATTTTGTAGAATCAACACCATTAACTGCTTTTATCTTAAAACCATTTACAAATATTTCACCGCTTGATGTTTGTCTCGGAGCGGTTGATACATTGTTTGATTTAGCGGTAATTTCTTTAATTGCGTCGGCTTTACCTTGCTCGTAAAAATGATGAGCTAAAGTATCTACATTTTCAGCAGCATACATTGCTTTGTGATAACCTTTCAAATCTGTTACTTCACCCTTATCATTCAAGAACTTCTTGACTAGGTTAGTAATGTTTGATTGTTTTTCAGCTACCGTCTCAGCGTTTTGAACTCCATATCTAAAATTTTTATCACCTAATTTAAAATCAAAACCTTTGAAATCTTGAGTGAAAAAACTTTTTGTGTCGCTCTTAAACCTTGAGTGTTGGCTTTCAACAACTTCCTGCTCTTGTTGGTATCGGTTAAAAAAGTCAATTGCTTTTTGTTGATCTTTATTAATACTTGGTCGTAACTTTACTTCCTCATAATATTTAGATTTAAGATCTTCTAAAAAACCTTTTGCTTTTGCAACCTCTTCCTTAAACGCTAATTTCTTTTTACGGATTTCACGTTCATCGTCCTCGTCTTCATCGTATGCAAAACGATCGTCCATTAGGAAATCAATTTCGTCATCATTCAGATGAGGTCTAGTTTTTTTATAATATTCTTTTAATAATAATTCGTTATTAACACTTGAGTAATCAGCATTCAATCTAACATAATCTTCTACTGTTCCTCCAGTCTCTTCCATAAATGAAATCAACTTTTCAATGTTTTCTGGTAATTGTTTACCTGTAGTCTCCGCTGTATTCACAGCCTCTATAGCTTCTTCTTCTAATTCTCTAGTGCTAATAGCTACTTCTTCTTCAGATATTTCTTGTATTACAGTAACCGGCGTTACGTTAAGTTCAGTTACTTCTTTTTCGGGGACAACTTTTTCGGTAACGATTTGATCGATTTGGTTTCCTTGCTCCACTTCTTGCAATCCCACTTCGGGCTGTTTTGGCTGTAACAAGCTTTCATTTGTGCTTTGCTCTTGAATGGCATTATCTTCTGTTTTAGTTTGTAAATCTACTTTTGTAACTGTCGCAGGCTTATTTAATTTTCTAGCCGCAGGTTTTGGTTTTTGTAATTTAAAACTACCTTCTTGTTTTACTTCTTGTGACATGATATAATAATATAAAATTAGTTAATATTTTTTACATAAGACCTAAGTCAAATTCTGCAGCACCGGTATTTTCAAAATCTTTTGGCATAGTATTGTTTTTTCTTTGCTCAATTAATTCTGATTGTTGTGTTGCTTGTATTTTTGTTCTTTGATCTTTTCTATCTTCCATTTGATTTAATTTAGTATTGGCAATATCCATTTGCATTTTTGCTAACTCTAAATCATATTGGAATTGTTCTGCTAAAAGTTGTTTTTTAATTTCTAACTCTTGCATCATTCTTTGTATCTCAAATTGAGATTTTGATTGTAGCACTTGTATTTCAGTTTGAGCTATAGCTTCTCTCTTTTGAACTTCAGCCATTGCTGCTGCTTCAGAAGCTTGAGCTTGAGCTTCACCTTGTGCTCTGATCATTTCTTGTTGATTAGCTTGATCTCTTTCTTGTTTCTTCTTCTTTTTAAATTTCAATGCTTGATTTGCTAATCCAATATTATTTATTTGGTTTAAATCAATAACATCTTCTAAGTCGATATTGCCTGATTGTAGTGCTATTTGAACATTTCTTTCAAAAGCTGCTTTTTCTTCTTCTTCAGGTTCTAATTCAAGGAATATACCAAAGTCATGCAGATTTAGATTTTCAATTTCTTTTAAAGTCTCTACATTAAATAAAGATATACTTTCTATTAATGATTGTTTTGTTAACGGAAAATTAAGTGAATCTCCAATTCTTAAAGAAACATTCTCACAAGTTCTTAATGTTAAATATAAACTTGCGTCTTTTATATGTCTTGTTGCTGTATTTGAATTTGCAGCAGCCATTTTTTGTAATCCAACTAAAGCATCTTTGTCTGGCGTACTACCATCTCTAGCTTCATTTAATCCGGTAACATCGCGGATCATTTGTAAATAGTATTGGTATGTGCCTATAAGTGCTTGTATCTTAGCATTACCATTCGATGTTTGTAATTCTTGAATTGGTACTTTACCTTGATTAAAACCTCCGTCTTGAGACATAGATCTACCTACAATACTACCTGTTTGGAAATACATATTAAGAGCTTCTGCTGGATTATAATTGGTACCATTACCTAAATCAACTTCGGCTAAACCATCTACATCTACGAATACACCATCTGGTACCATTCTAGATAATACTTGTTGTAATTTAAGGTGAGTTAATTGGATCATATCTGCAAATGTAGTAGTTCTACTTACTAATGATTCAATTCTACCTTTATACATTCTAGGAGCACAGACAGTATAATTCATCTGTACTTTTGTTGTATCAGCAAATGGGCGAGTCATATTTTCTGACAACTTCCATTCTAACATTTTTTCATATCCAAGAATTTTGGCTCCTGTATATAATACTTCAATGCTTCTTGATACCCTTTTAAAATTATCATTTTCTGGCGGATCAAAACTATCGTCTTTTTCAATAGCTTTCTCCAGCCCTTGTTCTGTTTGTTTTATTTTAAATACTTGATTTGAATATGTTTTGTATTCAAAATATAATACTTGAACAGTTGTATTATCATTACTTTGTCCAGGATAGTTACGAATATAATTCATGTCTCCTGGGAACTTTTCAATTTCTTTTAAGTCTTCTTCTGACAGATGAGGAAATTGCTTTTTTAATTCTTCTAAACTTATAGCTTTTACTTCTCCAACATAATATATATCTTCAAAGTTTGGATCTTCTGTATAAGAATATACTAAATTAGCTGGATCAACATAGTCGATAACTATCCCATTAGCGGGATTCCATGATGTTTTAGCACATGCAATACCAATAACTGCTAAATCATAATTAAGTCTTTTAGCGATTAAATCGTATTTATTTGTAGCTAAAACCTGATTAATAACTTCTTCTTCAGCAATCTCAATTGCAGGCTTATAATCAAGCTGCAATCTCATTTCTAATTCTTCTGTTGATTCTGGTAAGTTTTCAGGATCTGTTGTATTATATAGATTAACCCCTAATTTACTTTGTATTTCATCAAGTAATTCACGAGCCATCATATCTCGCATTATACCTGACGCATATTCTGTTTTGGCTTTTGTAGCTGCAGGGTCTTGAGCATAAGCTCTTATACTATAACTTTTATTAGAAATACCATTAACAACAATATCTACAAATTTAGGTAAAATAGGAATAGGTTTCCAATCTAAGTTTAAATAAGATAAGTCACCATTAACAGCTAACTCATCTTTATATTTTTGTATAGGCTGTTCACCTCTTGCATAAAGTCTTAGTCTATGAAAGTTTTGCCAGTTTGATCCAAATCTATCATTTCCAGCTCCACCAACACGATCTCCTCTAAACCATTCATTTTCGATAGCCCTACCTACAAGTGTTCCATATTCTAATGTTTGCTTCACTTGATCAGGTACTACCTGACTAGGGAAAGAACTATTGCTATTAGTATAAATCATTTATTATATTATTTTTGAAGTATTGCCACTATTATTATATTTCTTAAAATTTAAAGGCACAGACCTTTTATCTGTTTCGTAAATAGGGGAGTACATGTGCCTATTGCATGCCATTATAGCTAAACCGGAACTAATAGAAGCATCGTGTTTTGTTCTATCATTAATATTAAATCTTGCCCAGTCATTCAATGTCCTTTGAAAATACATATCCCCGTGATTGTCTCCTTGAACACCTACATAGTTTTCTATATAAGTTTCAATTGCAGCCGCATGAGCTTGTATAATATCTTGACCAGAGTTTGGTATACCGCCAATTTCTTTTTCAGTAGGGGATAATTTATTCCAAGTCTTATCCGGTCTATTCATAGAAAAACCTCTATATCCTCTGCGCTTAAAATAATACAGCAATCGAGCTTTATTATTCTCTGCTAATATAGGCATTCCATAAAACACACAAGCCATTAAAACTTCTTCAAAAAATATTTCGGCTGTTTGAGGCCTAGCTATATATTCTAAAAAGAAATGGTTTGCAGGAATATTTTCCATTGAAAATTTTGTTAATCCATGCAAGGATCCATTAGATCCCCTTGTATCAACAGTTCCTGATATATCATAACTATCACACCCAAAAGCGCCACAATGTTCATTACCAGGATATTTAAACCCATCTTTTATTATTACGCGGTTTTGTAAGTATTTATCCGGAACCCAACTAACTAAAAATCTGCCATCAGGATTTGGGTAAAATAATACTTTAGAATCTTGTATTCCATTCTCCCATTGAAAACTTCCTCTTGTTATAACATTTGTATTTCGTAAATCATCATTATAATCAATCTGCTCATATATCTTTGTCAGATTAAATAATGCTTGTTTTGCCTCATCTCTAAATGCGTGTTGTTCTGTTCTTGGAAATTGTCGATAATATTCATTTAAAGCATCTGAGTTTCCTTTTAAACCTTCAACTTCATTTTGCCAATGCTCAATAACTCCTATCTCAATCCAATTACCGTCAACGCCCTTTATAGGTTTTTCCGGAGTGTCGAAGACAGGTAAGCCATAAGTATCAATGAATCCCTCGTACGACCATTCCATAGGTATGAACAAACTATATAATCCTGAAGCAGTCTGTCCATTGCGGTTTCTTTTCGTAATGTCGGATTCATAATAAAGCTTTTTAAAATTTTCGCCTCCCTTATCTAAAGCATTTGATGTTGAACCCATCATACACTTACCAATAATTCTTGCTCCTAATCGTAAACAAGTTTTAGTAACTCGCCAGTTGTTTAATATATTATCTGGACGTTCCCATTTACCACTTTCGTCATGTACTAATAACTTTAACTTTTCACCATCATAAGAGTTGTCTCCAGTGTTTTTCCAGTCAATAGTTGTATCTAGTCCATCTAATTCTTCTAACTTTTCATTAGCATCAAGTTTCTTACGAGTAAGCTTTGATGCTGGTATTCTATATGCTAATTCTGTTTTTGGTCTATCCATACCATCCTGGATAGGTTTAAAAAAGAATGGGTAATTTATAGATATTGGTACAACTTTGTCTGTAAACATTTTTTTAGCGTCTGCTCCCGACTTAGAAAGTATACCATATCTTGAATCACTTGATATGGTCGCTTGATTAACTAATTCTGCAGATGACATAAATGAAAATCCTGAACGTCTATTTTTTAAATAGGCCATACCATAACATCTATTGTCTGCTTTACAAGCTTCCCAAAATATAAAGAATAATCTATTAGATTCTCTAAAATCTGGCGCACCAATATCTATCTTGCTCCATTGCAAGTACATATAATGAGTACCCGTTATATAAGTTGGTTTTCCGTTATTATAAAATGAAAAACCCTCTTCTCTATTTTTAAATTCTTGATCAATATAATCATACCAATTTTCTTTAAAAGTATCTGGATATTTGTTCCAGTCAAAAACACTTTTTATTTTTGACAATTCTTTTGGTAATTCTATTTGTTCCCAATATTGATCTTGTGGTTTATTAGACCTTTTATATGCATCCTCTATTAAAGGTAAAGCAATTTTAAGGTTTTGAATTTCATATATTTCACCAATCTTGCCTGTCTTACTTATAACAACAACATCATGCTCGCGGTTATAACCGTACTCCCATTTGTTATGTCTGTTCTTTTGTTTTATTATATTTGGCTTAATATGATCAGTGACTTCTCTATATAAAGTTTGTTCGTACATTATTTAGACCTCCCTTCTGCAAATCCTTTAAAAACTTTTACTTCTGTAGTTTTTTCAGACTCCTCTATCATTCGCTCTTCTTCTTGT